CAAACCAAATGTTTCTCGTTAACACACCCCCCGCCGCCATATTTTTCCCAGTAGATACCACAGTTACCTTGGCACCGAAACCAGTCATCAGCATAAAAACGAGGGGCAGTAACAGAAACTGGGAAATCGGTGCTTCCATCCCGATTTAACAAATTCGCGCATCTTATTTGATTTTCAAAAAGTCTTGTAAATTGTCTTACGCAAATTATCTCCGAGCCGTCATCTGCCGTATCAAGTGCCAAATATCCGTCGTTAGAACCGTCCGCACCCGCAGCGGCGTATATTCTCCACAAATCGTTATCTGCCATTGTTCCACGTAAACAAGCTCCAATATTGTTGGCAAAAGTCAACGTGCCTGTCATTGTATCGCCGTTTTTGCTCACTTTGGTATTTACAAGGCTATCTGCTTCGCCTTTGTCGTACACCTCAAATCCGAGATGCCTTTTCAGCACACTGCCGTCGGGATGATCGAGCGGCGTTTTCTTGCGGTGGCCGTCGAGTGCAGCGCTCGTGACGAACTGTCGCACCAGCCAAGTGGCTGTACCGTCGACAAAAGTCTTGCCTATCTCTGCACCTTGCGGCAGCTTCTTCATCTGCTCTTTTGACGTACGCCCCGCAATAGTGCATTCGATATAAACGTCCAAGGGCCCATCCTGCAGCGCCCGCTTTTCGCCGACAAAATACGCCGTGTCCGGCAGACGCCAAAACAAAAAGCCTCCCAAAGAGTTTTCCGAAAAGGCGTTGTCGTAGAGCCAGCGCATCTTCTCGTCTGCCTTGCGCATCCATGCGTCAAACATCGTGCGTGCGGGCGGCATGCTGCCGATAAATTCCCAGCCGCGCAGATAGTCGGCTTCCGTAAACTCATATTTTGCAAGCGGCGAGTTCGCACCCCATATCTTGGAGTAGTCAGGTATTGCCATTTCTTCACGCTCCTATCTTTCCAAACATATCCGCAAAAGCTCCTGTCTCGAATCCCTTTGCGCCAACTTGATCGTCAAAGCCAAAGTATCGCGCATATTCAAAGTGTTCCATATGCACCACACCGACTCCACCCGCACGCACAAGCAAATCAACGGCAGAGGCTACGGATATGGCATTGCTGTCGAGGCGCTGCCCTATGGCAAACGCGATTTTTGCGTTGCCCAGCTCCTCAAGGATGACCTTTTCCGCACCATAAATAAACTTCAAACTGCGAATCGTATCTTCTGCCGTGCCACGCGAGCAGTTTTTGAATACCTTCATCCAAAGGACGGCGCGATATTCGATGTCATTCAGATTACAGGATTTCAGCCAGCCTTCCCACGAATCGCGGAAACGCCCTTCCTCAAATCCCTTGGCATTCGCTTGATCGCGGAAGCCGAAAAATTCGAGCTGCACTGCTTCTTCAATCTGCCTCGGACGGTCGAGAATCTGTCCGATCCCGTCAAGCTGCACGCCTTCACCCGTGTCAATCCAGCGCTTTTCCTTGAGGTCGCGAAATGCCTGCGCGATTTCTTCCAATTCTTCCCCTAGCGTTTCCAGCACGACGGCAAGCACAGGTTTTTCATGAAACTGCCCGATGAGATGCCCTTTCATGCGTTCGCTTCTCATAACTTCTTCACCTCGATGCGAGACAGATCAAATACGGCAATATGGCGGTCGTCGATGATGATGTTCGTCTTGGCGTATGCTCCGGGGCTGTCTCCCATCGCCGCCAAGAGTTCGATGTAGCCCACGCCTCTTGTCGCCTTGAAAATTTCTGCGAAGTATCGTTGAAGGATCACGTCCTGCCCGATTTCCTGTTGTTGGCCTTTTCGCAAGAGCGCCTCGCCGATCTCGAAGAGTGCGGCGTTCGGCAGCTCCTCATCGGGATTCTCGCCGATCGACGCCTTGAGCCACACTTTGACAGGAATCGGACGATTGAATTTAATGACATGCGGGAATCCGTCGGAATCGTAAACACGCTGACTGATCGCGCCAAAGGTGTCAATGCCGCCCGCCTTGAACTGCCAAACCGTCGCCGCGACATCCGCGACATCACCGCCGACAGCGACAACCTCCACGCTGTGCGGCGGCCTACCTGCACTGTCAACGGCATCGCTTGTATTCTCGTAGATGCGTACCGCCGTCACACCTGTCACGCGATAGAGTGCCGCCTTGATGGATTCTGTCATCGCGCTGGACCGCTGGTGCACCGACGAACTCCAACGCTGGCGCAGCTCCGTATCGGTTTCATCCGCGCGCCCGACGACGGTCGGCACATTGTTGGAAACTGCCGCCCAACCTGCAACACTTGTAACGATGTTCGTCACCGCACCGAGCGGCGGGTCGATGGAGCCTTCCTTGTCGCAAACAAAACGCACGGGCGAACCGACGCGCCGAAAGCTGAGATTGTCGAGCGCTATGCTCATCGTCAACTGCTCGTTTTTTAATCGCAAAAACAAGACATCGTTTTCCACGCGAACCACGCGCCCATCCTCTTTCAGCAACCCCGCAAGAGCCGTGAGCACGACCGCCTTGCCATCCTGTGCCCGCGCAGTATAGGCGACCTTCTTCCCGTCAATCGTGACGGCATACGGCGTGCCCGCCGCAGGAATTGCCGCCATCTCAATTTCAGCATACGACGCATGATTAGAGGATATGAGTGCATCCGTTTCGCGGCAGGAAAACAACAGGTCTGCCGAGCTGCCGGACGAGATTTGCGCACCGTACGCTATGCGCGTGCCGTCCTTGCCGCAGCACGTCGCGATGAGCGCGGACTTTTCCGCCGTGATCTGTGCGATGCCCGCCAAAGCTGCCGCATTGGAGAGCGACACGCCCGAAGCTGTATGCGGATACATCGCGTTGTAGACATCTTCCGCATTTTCCCAAAGGTCGGCGATTTCGTAGGCATAGACGCCGTGCAGTTGCCCCAAGAGAGAGTTCGCTCCCGTCTCAATCGGTATGCCGAGCTTGTCGGACACACGCGCATGGAGCGACCGCAAAATATCCGGCAGCCGCTTTCGCCGAAATCCCTCGCGGCTCAAACCGTATTTAATTTCTGCCATAACCCAGCACCTCTCTTCGCGTAATCAGCCCGTAATCGGTAGACGCTTCGTAGTCGACACGCAGGCTGCGATTCTTGACATCAAAAGCAAGATTCATCTCCTCGACACGTTTCACACCGTCAACTTTTTCCATCGCTTCCGTGAATATCTGCCGAATGTGTAAAAGATTCGGCGACTTGACAAGCACATATTCCAAATACGGAATGCCGTCCTTCATATCGAGAAACCATTCGCCGAGCCAGAAGCGCAGCGTGATGAGGATTTGCTGTGCGACGCGCTCCGCATTGTCGATGAGCAGGACATCTCCATCATGTAGCACAAGATCACCCGTCGCCATATCCATGGCCAAATCATGCGGCATATCGTCACCTCCCTATTGCGGTTCGCCTGTCGTGCCGCCGCTGTCGCCCGGATGCGTATGATGCGAATGCGAGATACCATTGACGACGAGATCGCCGCCGCCGATCTGAAACGATGTACCGTCCGCGAGCTTGCCGCCGAAGCCATCCGCGCCGAGCCGTATGCAGGCAGAGCCATTCGTCAGCACAACGTCGTCAGGATGCTCGCTCGCCGTTGTAGCGCCGCCGCTGTACATGCCAGGGATAATCATGGCGTCGTTGAGACTGTGCTTGCGCCCATCAGAAGAATCGCCGCCGGAAAGGTAGTCGTCCATCTGCCCTTCGGCAAACAGCACGATACATCCGTCGCCCGGACGGATGGGAAACGTGATGCCCGCGCGTCCGCCCATGCCGCACGGAAACTGCACCGGGGCATTGTAGATCACGGGATAGGCGATGCTCCTAGCATCCTTCGTTTTGATCGCGCCGAAAGGCTGCACGCTCGCGCGATTGCTGTCCGCATCATAAGAAACGATAGTGCCCGGCAAAGCTGTATGAACGTTGCTGATCGCCCCATTCACCCAACTCATGATGGCGCTCTTCGCCTCATTGCTCGTCTGTCTCTTTGGCAAGTTCATCCAACCCTTCCACTAAGTCCATCTCCGATGTCCAATCATCGCCTTCGCTGTCGCCCATATGCTCGATTTTCTGCACGCGGAACCAGCCTGCGACTTGCTTTGCCTCAAGCTTCACGGCATCGCCCGGCGTGATGGTCGGCGAGAGCAGTGTTCGGATGCGCCAGCCTGCCTTTTGCTCGCCTGTATCCTTTTTCTCGCGCTTCTCCTTCTTGCGCTTCTCGTTCTCCAAATCCTCGTAAGGGTTGGAGTCAACAACACGTTCCGGCGAGCCGATCAATCCCGAGTCTGCCGAAAATACAAAACCGCGATTCGCTGCAATGCCGCCGTTTAGGATGATTTGCAAAATGCCGTTCTGGATGCTCCATGTGCAGCCCTCTGAGCCGCATACCTCATCGAGCGCCGCCGAGCCTTGTCCCGCGAAAGAGTAGCCGTTGGCAAAACTTCCAAGCGCAACACCATCGCCATATTCCAAAGGCAGCCCCATGTTGGATGCAATGACATCAAGCACAGCCCCTGCCGATGTACCCGGCGGAAAGGATATGGCAAACCAGCTGTCACGCACGGCAAGAAAGCCGTCGGCAAGCGTGAGGCTTGTCATTTCGTCCATATCCTGCCTCTGTGTGTACGTTTGCACTGTATCGCCCGAAAAAAGCTTCATCGGACCGCCGTTGCCCTCGTATCCCGCAAAAAGCTCCACGCGCACATCATTCTTCTGTATCTTCTCGCGCGTCTCCAACGAGAGATTATAAAGCTTGATCTCACACTTATTGACCTCGCGCCCGATGTCGCGCTCCACGCGGAACTCGATCTTCACGGAATTCTCGAAAGAAAACCCGAGGTCAGGGAAATTAACGCGATATTGCCGCTTCCAGAATGGCATCCTTCTCCACCTCCGAAATGTAAACGAGGCTTGCCCTGCCGTTCAAAAAGTCCCGTCGTCCAATTGTCTGGCAGCCGTTCCGCGTGAAATTCACGATGACCGCCATGAACTCACCCTTAGGCAGTCCGTTCCGCTTCATCTGATGCAGCAGCGGAAAGTTTGGCACGATGCGGATGCCGCGCACGATGTCTTTTCCATGACTGTCGCGCAGGTCGAGCGTCCAAGCCTTCGACGTATCATTCCAAGCGAAATGCAGCTTGTACGGCTCATCATCCAAAAGGACGGACTGCACAAAATCATTGGCATCAAGCAAGGCCAGCTTCACCATGACCGCTTCACCTTCCATCCCATATCCATTGCGCCCCAGAGCGAATCCCCGCTGCCGAGGAGACAGGCGGCGATACCGACTGCCGCCGTGTTCGCCGTCATCTCGTTGCCTGTCTGGAAGTCTCCCGCATGACTGCGGTCGATGCCTGATGTCGACAGCTCAGGCGACGCGCCGCCGCTCGGGCGCATCTTCATCCCCGTGCCAATGTCCGTCTTCTGCGCCATGCCGCCGTCCGTTTCCGTAGAGCCTGCCTTTCCTGCGGCTTCTTCCGTCGTGCCGTCGGCAGGGATGTTCTCTTTGCGCTGATTGACGATGCGCACATGCTTGAAGGTCATCTGCATACGATAGCAAAGTCCATTCTGCACGCTGCGCACCAGCGGCGATGTGAGCATCACCATATCTTTGTAGATGGCATCGGGCGTCTTGATTGTGACAGGATCGCCCGCCTTGTATATGCGCATGATTTCGTTTGCCACGCTGTTCATGCGGAAACTTGGCACACCCTTCGCATCAAAACTCACGGGCGTCGGCGTGAAGATGCATTCCATCGATAAAGACAACGGTCTTCGCCGCACATGATCGGCGATAATGAAGCCATCCTCCACCGGATTTTCCGTGACCTCGCTCTCAAGCGCTGATTCTCGCGAGAGTACGACATCAACGAAGAGATTATCGCCGATCTGCGTCCTCTCCGTGCGAACGAGGCCGGATGCAGGGGCGCTGCCGCCCATGAGATTTAGCATGTTTTCACCACCTAGAACGAGGTTTTATAAAATACGGTTTGATCACTTTGCGACTGTGCCAGCATAGAGCCTTGATCTGGCAAATTGTAGGTTGCATTCAACGTATTGTTATTCGTTGTCAAACTATATCCGCCGCCTCCTGCATTCTTCCAGTCGCCCCATTGATGTTCTGGCATTTTCATGTTGCCAACCGCACTCCCCAATGTGAGGATGCTCGTCAATCCGTCGGCAAGCCACTTGATTGTTTCGCCGATCCCGCCCAAAAGCGCGCCCAACCACTCAACTAATTTCGCTATGGCTCGAAAGGCTAGTGTTCCCGCCTTTTCAAAAGCATAAATCGCCCCAACAATCACATATCCTATGACATAACCAATAAATTGCAGCAAAGGAGTAATTGCTTCAATCAGAGGCCGCATATTTGCCCATGCTTGCTGTAGGGATAGGAGACCTTCAGAATAATCTTCATAAAGACTTCCCCAGTCAAACCCCAGAGAATTAATGGCATCACTGACGCCATTAATCGCCCCTACGAGTACGGAGCCGATTGCATTGCCAATTGCCATAATCGTGTCCCAGATTCTTTCTAATCCAGTCACGGCATTTGTCATTTTTTCCAGTACGGGATGTTCTTTCTGCAACTGTGCAAGTCTACCAGTCTGTTCCTCGTCCAAATCGCCATCTTGCTTTTTCTTTACCTTGAGTCCCAGCATCTCATAATAGTCGCCGAGCAAAGCCCTCGATTCCTCAATTTTCTGTTTGACGGCGTTTATGCCGTCAGCAAAGGCGGCAAGCCGCGGATTCTCCCGTCGTGCCTCTTCATCTCCCTCAAGGATGGCAAAAAACGTCTTGACCATTCCCCGCACAGTCTCAATTTTTGATTGAAGAAAGCGTACCACGTTGGCATAAGTTGCAAGAACAGGATGCTGCTTTTTTGCGTTTTCATCACCATTAAGAATAGCAAAAAGCATCTTGATGCTGCCCTTGACATAATCGATCTCGTTCTTGACGAATTTCACGCCATTGGCAAAGGTGGCGAGGACGGGATGTTCTGTGCGTCCTTCATCCTTGCCCTCAAGCAAATCCATGAACGCATGAACCTGCCCGCCGACATATTTGATGCCAGAGATCAGCCCCTCAGCGATTGCGCCAAAGACGTTCGTGCGGTCTTGGATGTCGCCCATTGTCTTTGTCCACGTATTACTGATGGTCTGCATCGCCTGTCCGATGGTCGGCACATGGGTCGCAAACTGACGGTCAATCTCGTCGCCAGAGTCAAGGATCGCTCTTGCCACCTTGTCTGATGTCAGTTCACCAGCCGCCCCCATCTTTTTAAGGTCGCCAATCTTCACGCCCATGGACTTTGCCATTTCTTGCATGAGCGCACCTGCGCCCTCATTCAGTGCATGAAGTTCATCGCCCTGCAGCACGCCGGAGGAAAGCGCCTGACCAAGCTGCAAAATCGCACCCTCGGCAGTGCCCGTGTCCGCCCCCGAGAGGGAAAGCCCCTTCGAGACGATTTCTGCAAGCCGCGCGGATTCGTCCAAAGACAGACCCGTCGTCTCGCTTGTGCGGGCGACCTTATAAAAGAGGTCGCCTGTCGCCGTATAAGAGCCGCGTGCATCGTTCGCCATGTCAAAGATTTTGTCTTTCATGGCACGACGCCCTTGCTCATCGTCCTTGTAAATGACGCGCAGCTTGTTGTCGAGATTCATCGCCTCGTCAGCAGCGTTCTTAATGGCGACCGCGCTAAACGCAACGCCCATGGCAGCCGCCACCTTGCCCAACGTGCCAACAAGAGCACCCGCTGCACCATTGAGCTTCTGCATGCCCGCAGACATGCGGCGTATCGCTCCATCCGCGCCACTTGCGCCGTTTCGGAGACGATCGATGAGATTGTTTGCGCCCCTCAAACCACTATCAGCGACACGGAAAGCCAACTGGATAATCATTTCTCTCGTAGTCATATGCTATTTCACTCCTTTCATTGCATCATCCATGGCTTTCTGCTTGATAGCGCTCTTCATGTCAAGGTAGTGCACCATGCGTACAATCTCAGCGAGCGTGACGTTGCCATCACGCACATCGAGATATGACACCATTCCCTCGTCGATCACTCGGTAGATAAAGATGACGCTTCTAAATTCGTCTGCAAGCTTTCCTGGAATGCTGATTTCATCGTCCCCAGCGTCTTTAGGAATCCAGTCGGGATGCTGGAGAGCATCGTAAAATCCAGATAGTTGACCTTCACGACCTCGACGGCGAGCATGATCATGTCAATCGGCTTGCCTTCAAACACCTCGTTGACCTTCTCCTCTGTCATATAGGCGAGGTTATTCTTGGAGCCATTCGTGCTCACCGAGATATAGTTTTCGTCCAAAACAAGGCGCAGCACATGCTCCATAACATCGCCGTCAATCAGCATGAGATTTTTCAGAGCATCGCCAAGGACAGGCGCAATCGCACCAAGCCCGTTGCCGCCTCCCATATCCGCGCCCTCAAGTCCCTTGGCCGCCCCTCCCAAAACAGGGGCGATAACCTTGTTCAGCTCACCCAAAACGCGCATCGCCATAAACGGCGGAAAGCGATGAATGTAAAACACCGTCTTGCCCTGCTTATATTCCACTGGTTTCAACATCAGCTATTCCCTCCCAAAATCGGATCCGTGATCTGTCCCGTGTGCAGAACCCATTCATGATTGGCGATCTTCCTGCCCTTCGCCGCCTCCGGGAAGTTCGACGGCCAAGCCTCCTTGGCGAAGAAGAGCGTATCGCCCGACAAATCCTTGACAAGCAGAGATCTCTTGCCGCTGCCGTTCACACGATCGGCATTGTACGCTTTCGTGAATGTGTTGTTGCTCTTCGAGGTCGAAGCAAGGTTGATGGTGATCTCAAAAGTATGGTTCGGGACGACCGAGCGCCCGACCTCGCCATCCGCACCGACATAAATCTGCATCCCCTCGCCGTTCGGCTTGATCTTCACCATCTCGTCTTCGGCAAAGCCCGTGATACGATCATAGCCAAAAATGACGACGACCTTGCGCGGGTCGTATGTCAAAACACTACTGCTCATGATTTACCTCCTCATCCTGCAATCAGATTCTCGTACGTCAGCGAGCCCTTAATTTCTACGAAGTGGATCGCTCCGGCAAGCCGTGCCGTGAAGAATACGTCCGTCAGCTTGCGCTTTGCCTTCGTATTCGCCGACACGCTCGACGCAAGCGGCACCGTGACGGTAAAGCCGAGGTTTTCCCTGCCCTCTTCGTCATATTCCGTCGGTGCGACGCCGCCCCTTCTCTGTCCGAGCACCAGAGCATCGCGAATGCGCGCTTCCACCTGCGCGATGCCTTCGTCCGTGTACGGCACCTTATCACGATTGATGAGCAAATTGAACACATTGACGCTAATCTCTTCCTTGAGCCAGTCACGGAAGCGGATCACGTCAATCCATTCGCCTGCCGCGACCATGCCTCCCTGCGTGCAGGAAATGTTGCGGAACGGCACAAAGGCATTACCGTTCTTGCCCGAGTTGTTCTTATCGCCGCAGATTGCCTTGAGCTTCGTTGCACTCAGATTGTCCGTCGTGATGGCGGCGAGCTTCTTGAGCGCCCATGTCTCACCGCCGGGATAAGACGTAAAGCAGCGGCTCATCAAGGCAAGCTCGGGGAACTCGTTCTCCAAGGCATGATAGAACCAGTATGTACGATAGAAGTTCTTTGCCTTGAGCTTGGAGCCGAGATCGGTATCGACGTCGCTCTGATACGCGCCGTCCTTTGCGGTCGCCGT